GTCGTTTTAAGTCCAACAACAAGACTAATTTTAAAGAATTTATTTTCTATTGGTGTTTAACATCCACCAGCAAGATGCCTTTTAACGACTGCGGTGTCTGAGTGGATCTTCAACCATTAATAAGTTTTATCTTCATGTAACGCTTTCTCAAAGTACTCCTCATAAGTACTCATTTTAGTACATCTCCGATATCTCTTAGTAACAGCCTTAGATATTTTAGGATACCACTCATCGAACACACCTCTACCATGAAGGGCAAGCTCTAACAAGCTATCCTCTACGTTGTCTAAAGTTCGAGTAACGGGGGAATTGGATACACGTCTCCAATAGGGGGTCTCAAGAATAACGTCTAACTCCAAAGGCGCAATAATTCGTCCAGCATCCTCACTCCATTTGAAAGTTCTTTTGAGAAAGGTGACATCACACAATTTTGACGTCTTCTCTAGATTCGCATTTTTCCCTTTTGAGGCATCAGTGTAAGTAAAACCAGCAAGGGGTGCTTTCTCAATCATAACTTCCAAATTGAAGATATCTTTCTTATCATCACTAACATTCACAACGCTGTCATCTCCAAAAGCTACTACATAAACATGGTCTTCAAATATGTCTAAGCTCTCAACATCTCCATCATGTTGCAGAACCCATACATATCTATACAAAAGCATAAGACACACGGTGTTGAGGACTGTAGTAACGGCTTGCCCACTAGGATTACACTTCAACCACTCATATACCACGTTTCCGCGGATATGAAGTGACTGCTTTATGTCTTCCCAGAGGGTCTGCCGCACACGATCCTCTCCATCATTATACCAAGCATTAATAATCTCCAAAACTGCCTCCATATACTGAGAATTTTCACACGTGTCCATACCAGATATATCGCCTGCAAACACACTTTCTCCCTTTGTCTGTAAAAACCATGCTAACATATGCCATGAGTCACTATACGGATTGATACCGAGAGCGGTACCATCGTTCGGCATATTGTCATGCAAAGTTTTCACAAACGCAGAGAAGTACATACGCATAGCTAAAGTTAAATCTAGTGGGCCAC